CCCGTATTAAGAAATCCAATCAACCAACGCAACGGAAACGCTTATCTCGATAAAAACCGCTGCAACAAATTCAACTAAAAGGCACGTAAAAAAGGTACAGATCCGTACAAACTACGAAAAACTGTATAAGATGATAACACCGTATATAAACCATGAAGCATGCTTATAACACTGTCATAACCATTGCGCAAACACACAATGCGATTCAAAGCCACTAAGTTATTCTCATTGGAATAATTCTTCATTGTATCGTTAAGTGAAACCCATTTCTCTCTGAGAATCTCTTCATCAGCAGTGTCAGACTGTGCCAACTTCTCGACAACCTTTACAGGGTCACGCATAAATTTAATACCATCCAACGTCGGCACAATGTACGACGAACAGAAATAACCCTGCTGTGTGCAATAAGCCTTAGCAACCAAATTATATCGCCCACCCATGGTACTCGTAATGGACGCATCTTGAATAGGTTGACGCAGCACAAGCACAGAGTCATCACCAATAAAGAAAGCAAGATAGAACCTATCAATCTCATATACGTCTGCCACACTTATCATATTCACTACAGTGTTACCCAATGTGGTAGTAGCGTCGCCAGAACAGCGCTGCAACAATGCGATGATCAACAAACCCAACTCCGGGCTTACAACAGTCCGGATTCGATGACCGCGGCACCACCTGTCGAGATCGACAATGTGCAAACCCAATAATTCATATAGACCCCATTCGGTATATAAGGCTCGCCATTGCTGTGACTTATCGTATTTTGAGAAATCATTCTCCATATACCACACCTTAGCGTTGCGAGGATGGTAGGTATTCAAAAACTCCTCGATATTCTCGCGATTCTTCCTTATGTTCACACCGACATTAGGTTTCAATAAAGCCTCCAACCGAGTAAAAATCTCCATCATAAGAGGACTATAGTAGCCATTGACACTTGAATCATGATAAACGACTGTCTGAATAGCCTGGTACTCCTTATGGCCACCACGCTCTGCTTTTGCCTTAACGTTAGAACGAATCATCAAATTATAACGGTCAATAGCCTGCTTATCCACAGAAAAATTCAGCTTTCTCAGACGCTGAATTTTTTCCTCAGAATCGAGCCGTGACGTCCATAACTCAATACTCTCCTCACTTATACAAATAGGCCTGTCCTGATAGTATTTTAGCACCCGCTTGTATCCACGCTTGCAAAATTTCGTAAAGAACTTTGCGTAAGCTTTGTTCATAGAATCAATGAACATTGTCGGTTCCTCAAGCGCCGGCGTGTTGAAGTTTCTTTTTTTTAGACCAACTATAGTCTCCTTAACAGCCTTCGGTCGTTTAGCCGAGGCTGCCGTACGTAGTTTTGGCTGGAAAGCTTTTTGCGCTTTAATCGGCATAATCTTTGACGCAGTAATTCTCGTCTTCACGGTAGAGATATTAAGTGCCAGATCACCGTCATTAACATTCGCACTATCAAAATAACGGTCACCGACACTTGCACCGGGCATTATATCATCATAACTTTCCTGCAGCACCTCCACTGCATTCTCAACGACCACCGGCGGCAATATCACATCATAATTCTGCACAGAGCCCACAGTCTTTGTAACCTCCAGCACCGCAGTAGAAATAGGACAAGCGTCCGTCTGACCTATAACCTGCCGGCTTAACTCACGGGCCATATCACCCAAAGTCGCTCGCGGAATAGCTTTCTGCACGTCCTCGTAATGCGGAACATAAGGTAAAAACCCGTAACTGTCACTAGCATCACCGGTAAAAACAGCTGGTCTATCATCAGCATCCGATTTGAACATAACCGCCTGCGAAAGCCGTAAGTCTTCTAAGGCTATACCCTCATCCGGCGGTTCATCGCTGACAACCGAAGAACCCGCGGCCGACGTCACAATATGGTCAGCTTCGTCATTCGTAACCAACTTGCTACCAAGCCACTGATCTACGGCCTGCACAAGCCCAGCAAGGAAATGCTTTGGATATAGTATGGACTTCAACACCAACTCCTTACCATAGGCTGGGTTAAAAAGAGAGACCACAGACTTATAATTCTTTGTAGACACCGCGATAACCCCACTATAACTAGCATAGCGCTGGCAAGCTGCCAATGAAGGATGCAAGCCTTGTATCAAATGCGAGGTCATGATCTCATCACGCATCTTATTCGTAACCCAGTCAGAGATGTACGAAAGTCCCGACAATACAGACACATAAGCTGCCTTAAAGAAAAGCCCTGTCACAGACATCTGTGCCAAAGCCGTAGCACCACGTAACTCATTCTTTAGAAAATCTTCAACCATATGTTCATCATAGCGCGCTTCAAAAGCAACCGCATATAACACGTAAGACAAATGTAGCAATTCCTCAGGATTCAAAGTCTTCGGCGGCTTCTGTACATCGGCACCATGTATAACGCTACGACTATTATAATCATTAATTCTGTCAAAAATAGCGGTGCGTGTCATCTTTCCCTGCTCTAGCGTAAAAGCAAAGCGCAAACCCAGCACCACCGTAGCCCTAGGTGCAAAAAAAGTAAAGGGTTCATAAGAGCGATAGTCAGCCGGATCAATATTACTAGGTACACCATGTATCAACCCCTGCTGCCTTCTGGTCCGCAGACGATAGGAACGAATCACATACGAATCAGCGGCTTCCGCATCCCATATGAATCTTTCACCAGCCTTAAGATCGCCACCCATACTAACATCAGTGATAACATAGAAATATAGAACACCATGGCGCTGGTCATAGGTCTCAATATTAAAGAGACCCCTATCACCAAGTTTCAAAACCGTAGAACTTAACATCTTCATGTAACTACTATAATCATGAGTGACATTCACTCCCAACTCAGCACAAAAAAAAGTAATCGTCGATCGACGACCACGTGAGTCACGAGCTACATGATACCTAATAGTCGTATCACCAACGGCACCGCTGTCATGATATTCAATATCCCGACTATATAAGAAGTAACCATAAGCCTCCGAAATACGACGAGCCTTCATGACAGTCGCGACCTGCTCCAGAGGGACAGATAGCATTATATGATCAAAAATAGCTACGTCACCAGTAGCTGCACAGTCACACGGACGATCACACAAGCGACTGCGTTTATTGTCATAGAAATCTACCACCAACTTACGCCTGTCATCGTCTAACTTCAAAGTCTCTAACATCGCGCGCAGGCGCGCCAACTGCTGTAAAAAATCGTTATAGGCACCAGTATTAACCATGGGGAAACACACATGTGTGCGTTTACGCCCCTGCAGAACAGGCGCAATCAACTCCCCGGTAAATTCGATAACGTCCATACATTCAGAAATAGAACTATAGACTGCTTCGCGGGCCATGTAGCTCAGCGCCCGCATCATCCGCGAGTTAACCAGTTCAGACGGACGAACATCAATAATAAACTCATTGAACATGCGCGATAACAACGCAGATTCAGTGTCATTAAGTTTATATGGAATAACACGCTCATTTCTCTTTGCGAACTTGTCATTAGTGGCGCGCGCATTAACTTTATCCATAGATGCGCGCAACGCCGCATTCACTGCAGCGTATAATAGCGAATCGTGATCAGCCATCGATTCGGAAACAAAGGCACTCACAGCCTGATGGGAAAGCCCAACGGACCCGGCCAGTTCTGTCAAATTGACCATAATGGTAATGAATTTTGTGTAAAGGAAAGGTGTTTTAAAGGTGATAAATTGGGT